GAGGATGTTGGCTTCATGGGTATTGGTTTTTATAATTCTTTCCTTCAGATAGATAATAGGGAATATGAGGCTAGGTGGTACGGATCAGAAGGAGCTAAAAAGCTATGGCAATCTTAGACATATTAGGCTTAGGGGCGAGTGTTGCTTCCGGTGGGGTGTTTGGGCTTATCGGCGCAGGCATTGGCGTTGCGGGTAAATACTTCACCAAGAAGCAGGAAATGAAAGAGCGTGCTTTGGAGCGTACTCATGAGTTATTCCTAATGAAAGAACAACGGGAAACCCGCGCAGCGGAAACGGAGAATGAATTAGCCATAACATCACTCGAAGGGAGCTATTCAGGACTGAAGGAAAGTATCAAGGCTGATGCTCTAGCGAGTAAAGGAGCTAGTCAATGGGTAGTGGATATGAAGGCTATGTTCCGACCGGTCTTAACAGTGATAATGGTGCTCTTAAGTGCCGTTGTGTTTCTTACTATGACTAAGGCTGGATGGATAAGTTCTGAAGAAAGTATAGACTTAACCAAGTATATGATTTATTCTATCTTCTTTACGTCCAGCACTTGCGTCATTTGGTGGTTTGGGGATCGAGCTTTGTCCCCACCTGAGTTCAAACATAAATAGGAGGTTGCTATGTGGTTACCAACTGTTGAAGATATTAAAGCTTGGTTTTTACGTCATTGGAAAGGCGTCTTAGGTGGTATGGTTATTGGATCAACGGTTTGCGCTATCCTTTAGGAACAAATAATGCCGCGAATACCGATACACAATATAGGTTCAATAGGGATTGTTAAGGATCTTCCTTCGCACTTGCTCGCGCCTGAAGCCTGGAGCGATGGGCAGAATATGCGCTTTCAGGACAACAAGGCCGTAAAGTTCCTCGGCCATTCCGCCGTGTTAGATCCCCCAACAGTCGCGCCGTATTGGGCACTTGCAGTTCAAACAGCAATCGCTACTTTCTGGGCATATACAGGATTAGCCAAAGTATACACGGTAGATGAAGGCGGAACCCATACAGAAATTACTCGGGTGAGTGGAGATTACACTGGGGCCGCAGCGGACAAGTGGAATGGGGGAATTTTTGGGGGTATCCCAGTTATAACTAATGGCATTGATGATCCTCAATCTTGGAGTCCTATCTCTGCCGCGCAGTTACTAGTCGATTTGCCTAATTGGCCTGCGTCTACTGAATGTAAGCTAATTCGCCCCTTTAAGAACTTCCTGGTCGCGTTGCATATTACGGAGGCCGCGACTGTTAAACCCCATATGGTTAAGTGGAGTCATCCAGCCGACCCTGGCACCGTCCCCACAAGTTGGGATGATACTGATGCGACGAAAGACGCAGGAGAAGTTGAGTTGATTGATAGCCAAGCGGGAGTAATCCAAGATGCCAAATTGCTCCGCGATCTCCTTATTATCTATAAGGATAACTCAACCTGGGGAATGCAACACATCGGCGGGCAGAATATCTTTAGGTTCTTCCCAATGTTCACGAGTACTGGTATCCTTACGAATAGGTGTGTATCCTCACTCCCAAATGCTGCGCAACACTTTGTCATGGTTGGCGATGATCTAGTTGTTCATAATGGGCAGTCTATAGATAGCGTTATTGACAAATTGTGGAAGAGGTTTATTAATAACAACATAAACCCAGATAAACTGGAAGCTTGCTTCACTGTCAGTAATCCAATCGAAGATGAAATGTGGTTTTGTTTTCCTGAGATAGGTTCAGACCTTCCGTCGTTGGCTATTACATGGAGCACCAAGGACGGCACCATAGGCGTCCGCGAGTTAGAAGAAGCTGTTTTCATAGCTGAGGGAGTTATAGATGAAACTGGAGTGCTCCAAACTTGGAACAACGACGCCCAGTCATGGGACGATGATACTTCAGCTTGGGGAGCAAGGCAGTTCTTTCCTCAAGGTTTAGGACTATTACAGCTAGATCCCACGAACACGAAACTGTTCAAACTGGACGATACAAATCAGTTTAATGCCGTTAATATGACAAGCTTCGTTGAACGGCAGGGGTTGGCGGTGGTGGGTACTGACCGTAGCGGGAACCCAAAGGTGGACATCGCCAGGCGGAAATTAATTACTCGCGTATGGATAAAGGCTACAGGTGATCCATTTGAAGTCCGTATTGGAAGTCAGGAGGATATTGGCGGACCCATAACCTTCGAGCCTGCTATTACGTTTACACCTGGAACGGACAAATACGTCGATGCCGCGTCGAGTGGAACGCTACTTGCAGTGAGATTTCAATCTTCCTCAAATGTAGCCTGGGAGATACATGGTTACGATGTTGTTGTTGAGTTGTTAGGAGAGGCCGCATGAGATACGAACCTGACCTAATGGCACCAGGAGAGGCTTTGGAAGTGTATCTTGCGCAGGAATTACGGCGGATTGCTGAGTCCTTTCTTGGGATAGAGGAAATTGTCCTTCCTGTGCTTAATGTTGAACCGAAGAAACCTCGTAATGGGCAGATAGTATTAGCCGACGGAACGAATTTTAATCCTGGGGGAACTGGTGCAGGGTTTTATGGACGTTCCGCTGGCGCATGGGTAAAACTTGGTTAGGAGCATTACAATGAATAACGTAATACAGCTATTTCCTAATGAGTTAACTCCTACTAGGCAGTTACTTTTAGTAACGCCTGCACTCCTTCCCCAAGTGTGGCCACAAGTTGAGCATTTATTCCTAGAGAACGCAAACCTCTGGGATGAGTATTATACAATTAAGTCCTTCCCTCAAATGTTTCATGCCGAGCGAATGCAACTGTGGACTATGAATGACGCGGATGAATTTCTCCTCGTAATGGTAACAGAGATTATTGCCTATCCAAAGATGAAGGTGATGAACGTCTTGTATATGATGGGAGAGGAACTCCTTGATGGCTTGAAGTTTATCGAATATCTTGAAAGATGGGCGTGGAAGCAAGGAGTAAGAAAAAGCCACGCCGTTGGGCGGAAAGGTTTCCAGCGATTGCTTAAGCCTCTTGGGTATAAGAAGCATGCAGTTGCTTTTGCGAAAGACATTATTGAAATAAGGGAGCAATGATATGCCATTTGGTGGAGGCAGCAGCAGCCCACAAACTTCAACAACTACTACGGTTCAAGAACTATCACCTGATCAGCAACGACTGCTCAATTTAGTCGTTCCTGCAGCGGAGGACATTTCTGCGAACCCCCCGGAGTTGTTCCCCGGCTCGACAATTGCACCCCTTGACCCATTACAAATTCAGGCGCAACAAGACGTCCTTGCGCTTGCGGGGCAAGGTGGGGCATTGCCTGGAATTGTAGGTGCAGCGGGAGATGCAAGTAATTTCCTTCTTGGGCCTGTGTTGTTTCCAGAGAGTAATCCGGCCTTGCAGGCGGCGACGCAAGCTGCAATTCGGCCGCTTGAACAGCAATTCTCGAACGTCACTTTGCAAGGAATAAGGCACGACGCAATAACGGCTGGTGGATTTGGTGGAAGTCGCCAAGGAATTGCAGAAGGCCTGGCAGCACAAGGACTGTCTCAGGCATCTGGCGACGTCACCGCTGGGATCCAAGCTAATGCTTTCCAGCAATCATTAGATGCAATGACTAGGGCATTATTTGCAGCACCTGCAACGGCGGGATTGCAATTCCTCCCATCGACAGCTATCGGTGCCGTGGGTGCTCAAAATCAGCAAATAGCCCAGGCGCAATTATCCGAGGAAGCTCAGAGATTCATTGCCGAACAACTCATCGAATTCTCTGTCGCGCAGGATGTTGCGGCGTTGGCGTTTGGGTTCCCTGGCGGGAGTACAACTTCAACTAGTACGATTGACCCTGGTGGAGGTGGTAGCATAATTAACCAAATCCTTGGTGGGCTTGGACTGGCTGCGAGCGTAATTGGTGCGCCCTTTACTGGGGGAGCATCATTAGGTGGGGTTGGCCCATCGACTTCATTACTATTAGCTTAATAAAGGAGAAACACTATGGTAGCAATTATTCCCGGACAAACTCCAGGTATAGCAAACCTATTACAACCACTAAACCAACAAGGTCCTGTTGACATAATGTCGATGATTGCTCAATTTGCAACACAGGATCCAGAAGGATTGGCAACTGCGTTAGCGGCGAAGGGCGCCCCAGTCCCCAATATTGCTGGAGGAGCAGGATTGACCTCT